CAGATAAAATTATATTTTTTGGTTTACCATTATCATCTAATTCTACAACATCATAGTATCTCTGTACTAAAGCGCTATCAAGGATCATTAAAGCCCATATTAGAGACATAACTCTATCATCATCATATCCAGGCTTTGCGCACCACGTTCCGTTAGGTTTACGTTGGAATGCTTTTAGTTCTTGTATTGTCTCTTCACTTCTAAACAAAATACATTTTAACTCATGAACCCAATATCTCATATTCATAACACCCTTATATTTGGTATTAGTATGAGCATATACTCCCATTCTGTCAAATTTGAATTTACCTGTTCTAGGGCTGTAACTTACAATATTAGGGTACCTGTAATTTTGATATAGTAAATCTACAACCTGAGCTCCACTATTATTCCTCTCTATTAATACCGGAGGTGATCCCCAATGCTCGCAAATATCGTGTACTTTAGTCGCGAATTCATATGGGTTAATTGTATTGCTGCAATACTCTGCAACTTGTTTAATGTTTGTAAGATCTGTAATATCTAAAATTTGGATAACAGAACTGTTTTTACCTACCCCTTCTGCAACATCAACTCCAATAGTATAGATAGAATTTATATCTGGTACTTCCCAAACTCTATATGCTCCATCTTCAAATATATGTTTAGGGTCTTGTATTTCACTCTCGAGCTTTAAGAAATACTCTTCATCAATAAATGTATCTCCTGATTCAATAAACTCACAATCAAATTCCTGTCTGAAAGCTTCTTCACTTCCTATAGATTGTATAGTTTCCTTTTTCCATTTTTCATCTCTACCTGGTATTTCATACCACATCATCTTCTCTGCATACCAATTACTCTTATTATTTAAACCATCCATGTATAGCTTATAAAATAAATTATCAGTACCATTAGGGGTAGAAGCTATGAAAATTTTTGATTTTTTAGATGATGAAATAATAGGATAAACCGATTTCCAAAAAGCATCTACTAAGTTATTAGGTATAAATGCTAACTCATCAAGGATAAGAACATTACAAGAATCCCCACGACCAGCATCAGAACTTGTTGTACTAATACCTATACTACTACCATTAGCTAATTTCATAGAAGTCTTACCGTATTCTATAACACCGGGCTTTAGATAATTAGGTAACATCTCATATGCAGTTCTAATACGAGAGAAAATATTGATTGCTGTTTGTTCTTTATTCGCTACAACAAGTATACGTTGGTCTTCTTGAAAGCATGCTATCCATAGCGAATATATTGTCATCATCGTTGTCTTGCCAGTCTGTCGTGATGCTAGACAAGCGACAAATCTATTGTCGCGCAATGATCTTAATACTCTCTTTTGACTCGCATAAAGAGGAATCTTCATCTTACCTTTATCGAGGTTTACAATGAAGAAAAAGTTTTCAGCGAAGTATAGGATATTCTGTCGAGTCTTTTTCAACTCTCTTACCATTTTAGGAGTCCATTCGAACTCCATATTTGCAGCAGGTAAGCTTTTATTACCTAGATAATATTTATCTTCTTGTTTTTTAGGCATGTATCTATTTTAAATAATTAATAGATTTCTTAATATTATCTATCTCTTTCTTTGCTTCTTTATACTGCTTGAATAGATCATCCTTTACTGGAAACTTCATAATAGAGTTACAAGTAGGGCAAGCTGCTATAGGATTTTCAATTATAAAATCCATAGTTATATTGAGAGAGGACCCGCAACAGGGACAGGGTATACCAGTACCTATCATTTTGAATTTATATCTTGTATAAGTAAATCTTCAATTCTAGAAACTTCTTCTGGTTTATCAGTAATTTTAAATTTTATTTTTACTTCTGCAAATCCAGCTGCATCTTCTTTTGTTTTTCTCATATCAACCTGAATATCATTGGTATTGAAGGGGTTGTATGGATTCTTTTTTATTTGCTCTACTAGTCCGTACTTCTCACTAGTTTCTTTATTTTCTTGGGAGTCAAAAATTTTAGCCTTAAACGACATTTCCATCTCGTCTAAGGCTAATGTTTGATGATTTAATAAAGTGTATAGCGGTACGCTAACATCTTTATCATTAATTTTTAGAGTTTTACAAACAGGGGTACCGTCCTCGTTAAAATACTCTGATAATTTTTGTATATGACTCTTTTCGAGTATATCGGTCGACTTAACTATCGATAGCTTAATTGACCTTATCAGATTTTCTAACGAGACGGACTTCATAACATAATAATATATTACTTACTTGGATTAGCAACTACAGGCTCAATCATTGTGATAAGGCTATCACTTAATTTTTTCATACCCTCTGTTTCAGGTAATTGCTCTGCATGTACTTTAACATCATACTTTGCTGTATTATCTGTCTTTCTCGTATTTTCCGAGTGAGTAGCTACTTTACCATGTAGTTTAGATTCTACACTTAATCCCCACCAAGACTTATACTTAACATCCACATCAACAGTAGTTTCAGTATCTTTGCTATCAGTATGAGAGTCATGTTGCTGTACCTCCATGGTGAACTCAATATCTGCAGAAGTTACAGCAAGAGAAGGAAGCGGAATTAATGGTAACAGTGGTACCTTACTATGAAGAGTCTGTAATTCAGGTTGATCTGCTCCTTCAACCTTTACATACCTATTAATTTCTACATCAAGAGATCTTGGTTTATATTTTCCGTCTTTTTGATCGAAACCAACTTCTTGAATGTACTTCCAAGTTACATCGTTTAGTTTCGCTTGTCCTTTTGCTATACCTACTAAAGGCGAGACGATTAGTTCTTCGATAGGTAGTCCTTTGAATTGATCTGCTATACTTGCCATAATTTAAAACTTTCATAGTTATTTATTAGTCTAGTAAAAAAAACAAATTTTAATAAATAATAATATGGACGCAGCTGATTATAAAGCACTCAATAATTTATATAATAAAGAATTCTTGTTAGAAGGTAAACAAGAAGATAACCAAAACGATATGCGTAGGAATATCGAGGATCTCAAAAAGCTTTATGATAACCCTGATGAGGCATTCGCCAAGAAAAATTATGGTAGCGTAGATGCTTATAAGAAAATGCTACGAAATAAGATTGAAGATATTATTTCAAAGCTCGACGGTAATTATCCAGTATATCTTGAAACTGACCAAAGACCTGATGATGAAGAGTCAGCAGAAGAGATTATCGGTGACGGTCCAGATTCAGAAGGTGTAGATGAACCTGTCGACTCTACAGAAGATAAAAGTAAAAATAAAAAGGTACCAAAAAAGGAATCAAAAAACATAAATAATTTAAATAAGGTTAAAGTCATGACTGAAGATAAATCTATTTTTGATAAATTATTCGAACAAGTAATGGGAGAAGCTGAGGATGAAGACATGGAACTCGGCATTGACATCGATGGCGCTGATGACGAAGGTTTCGGCGGAGAAGAAGACGGAGATGTAACCATTACTCTAGACAAGGAACTCGCTACAAAACTTCATGAAGTCCTAATGGATGTTCTCGGTGGAGAAGAAGAAGGTGGAGAAGAGGGTGATGAAACAGAAGAAATGGACATGGGATATGAAGATTCCGATCCTTTCGAAGAAGAAAACCAACACACAAACGATGGTGCTAAACCTGGTGTTGATCCTTCCGATGGTGGTGGTAAAACATCTGAACCAGCTGGGGATTCATTGGGTGGTAAATCAGCTGGAACTGGTGACGCAAGTGCGACATCTGAAGTTGGTACCAAAGCTACAGGAGATGGTAAGAAGACTGGTCATGACCCGTCTGGATTAACCAGTTCTGGTAAAAAAGTAGTAAAGAAGTAATCCTAACAAAAAAGTTATAAAGCGAAAAGAGCTCCAAATAGGAGCTCTTTTTTTATAAATAATTATATGTTATTCGTTAGGTCATTTCTTGAAGCATTGAAGCCTATGAAGCTTCAGGGGTCAACAGGGTCTTATAGAAAGAAACAGAATCTATTAGCTGATTATGATAGATCTGACCCTAATTACCCTCAAGAACTAACAAGACTTAAGAAATTACATAAAGGTAGTTTCAATTTACGCCCGAATAGTGCTTCTAAAATTTTAAAACTGTACAATATTACAGATTTAACAGATAGTAATCCACGTAATTTAGGTAATACAGGTATATCAATATCTGTGAATAATGGTAAATACACAATATCAAAATAATGAACTGCTATATTACAGATCAAATTGATGGAGTAAACTATTACAGTAATACTGGTAGATTTACCAATAAGGCTAACAATACAAACGAACGCGAGAGACTATATAAAACGTGGTGGAGAGATCAAATCGCGCAATATGGCACTAGTACTACATATTTCACTAGAGATGTTACATTAAGTGCATCTGATAAGTTTTACGGAGAAAACACTATAGGGGGGTTTAAAGACGGTATAAGTTTAGTTATGGTAATGAACCTAACTGATAACTCTATTACATTTTCTAAATTCGGTCTTACATCAGATGATGAAGTAGAGGCATTTATAGATATAACTACCTTTCAAGAAACACTATCTAGTAATTATGACACAGGTAATAATTACAGTATTGAACCAAAAGCAGGAGATGTTTTTCAGTTAACAGAACTCGGTAATGATAGGATTAACGGACGTAGTGGTAAATATTTTGAAATTACCGAGAGAGTTGATGAAAGTATATCTACAATAAACCAATTACAAGGTCATTATATATTTAAGATTAAAGCAAGAAGATATGACTTTTCTTATACTGATAATGATGTAGAAGAGGCTGGATCAGAACAAATTACTGATGATGCTCTGAGTGGTAAAACAACAGATACCATACAAGAATATATTAATGATTTAGATACTGAGCAATCTTCTTACTTTAATTATGGTACTAATGATGATGTATATGGGGATTACTCTTGATGTAGTTTTTCATACTCCACATCTTTGAACATAGCTGGATATCTTTCTTTGATATACTTTTCTATAGGTAATGGTTTAAGATAGTTTTCGCTTCTTTGTCCGATCATCTCAGCTTTCGCAGATATGAAATTCACAGCATCAAATAAGCACATCCATCGTGCTTCTTCTTCATTTGTTAGGTAGCTCATTTTTTGGTATTTTAGTTTTTACAATAGTTTTATATTCTATATTAAGAATGTTTTCTGCTTTGCAATGCGTGCATTCGAACTCGTTTGAGGTAGTGAGATCTACTCTTACTGTATTTAATTTCTTACACGCTTCGCAATTAATTAGTACATTATTAGTATTAATTAATTTTATAGCCTCGAGATTTTCTCTCTCAAGCTTCATTCTAGTAATATACGTTATAATACTATTATAAAAATAAAAGAATATAAACTGTAAAGTTGTAGAAACTATAAATAAAGTCGTGAATGTTTCTGATGTAGTTTTGGAGCCTATATAAGCAATCGTGCTACTAACTAAAGCTACTACTATTATACTTTTAAGAATTTGTATCATTATTATCTAGATCTTTCGATATAGATTTTATGATCTTCATAGCTTTTTGCAACTTTAAATTTATTTTCTTTTTAGTTTCGTCACTATAGTTAGTGGATGGATTATCATATAACTCTAGAGTTAATTGGTGAGCATCACTAAGCTTAGCATATGCTGTACCTAAAGTATTAACTATAGCCTCTCCTGGGTAAGGAATCATGTTAGAGGTTTGTTTATTATACTCTTCTGGACTATTTTTAGCGATATCTGCTAGTGTTTTAGTGATAGGTCTCGCACTACGAGCAGCAACATCTTTATAATACTTGTTAGTATATGTATATAAATCCTCGAAAAGTATGTCATTCATAATAAATATTTATATGAGTAAGTTCGAAAAAAAGTTTTTTTCTTTATTAAAAGAGCGAGAAGATGTAGACGCCCTTAATGCAGGGCCTGAAGATGATGCTGCGTCCTTTGATAATTCATTAGATAACCCTGAGTCAGCAGGTGATTTTGAAGAAGTAAATGAACCTAATGTTGACTATCAAGCTGACTTAGAAACCTTAAAAGGCTGGGTAACTACAATAGAAGGATTCAAAACATACCTAAATGGTGAGAATGGAAGTGTAATGGGGAGGCTTAAAGCTGAAGCTAAAGTAGGTACTTTATTTGATGATGTAAGCGATGCAACTAAAGCAAATATTTTAGATATTGCAGAGAGATTAGCGTCATTAAATGAGCAATTAAAGAATTTATACACAGAAAAACATAAATAATTAATACTATGGGAAATTCAAATCAATCGTGCAACCAATGTAGTTGCCAGAGTTCACCGAGCAGCTCCAGAAAGAGTAGCAAATCATATACGGATTGTTGCACAGAAACAACATGTATAACAATTGAAACCACTGGTAATGTCGGACCAGGTACATATGTTCCTGAACCTAATATATGTGTGACAGATTCATGTAATACAGATTCATGTAATACAGATATACAAACAAAAAGTGCCGAGAGGCTATCGAGACGACGATCTCGAAGAGGACGTTAAAGTAAGTTTAACTTTACAAGGCCTTCGACTCCCTTGTAACTATTACTCATAATAAAGGGCGAGGTAATTTCATCTCGCCCACCTTTTATACATATATCATTAAAGTCTTTAAATATCTTTAATTTTTTCGGCCAAATGAAACAGGTATGTCCTTCTTTTAATAGTATCTCGGTTTTTTTCTTAGCTGATTCATCTATATGTTGATTATCTAGTACCCATATTTTTTTATAAAACGCGCATTCATTAATTTGGGATTGTTGTAATTCGGTAAAGGTATTTTTAGATGTACTCTGAATTCCACCTACCGCAACACCGTTTTTAACGAAAAATGAATCTATAGGTCCTTCAAAAATAAATATCGTATCTAGATCTGATGTGATATTGTCAAAATTAAATACAGATTTTTCAGCGTTTAACTTTGACAAGTATTTCGGTTTACTATCTTTTTCGAATAGCTTTCTACTTTGATAGAAAATTATATCTCTACCACTATAAAATGGTATAATAACTCTATCTTTATGTATATAGTCATCCTTACAATACCATATAGTCTTAGGCCTATTGATCGCTGTATCTAAACGTCTCTCTTTAATATAATTTAAAGCACTAGTAACTTTATCATCTCTTGAGTAAAACGCTGTCTGAGCTTTATCTGATAGGTTTATACAATCACCGGGAAGAGTATCTGTATTACTATCTTTCTCGATCTCTACGTCTCTAGGTATAAATGTGTGGTCAGCGCTTTTTGCTTCTTTAATAACTTGGAATTGATTTATACCCTCAACTTCAGCAATCCATTTTAATGGACTACCAGACCACCCGCAATTATGACAGAAGACAGAATTGTCTTTTACAATATAATAAAGACGTCTTTTCCTGCCCCACGACTTACCTTCTCTACACAAAGGACAACCACCTTCATAAATGTTGGTGGTTTTTTTATAACGCGGGTAGCCAGCGTTCTCATAGAATTTTTCTATGATATAGCTATCGGGTATTACCTGGTCCAGCATCTGCTTTTCTTGTTTCTACTACTATCTTAGTAATGAACCTACCAGTAGAAGGGCAAGTGTAGTGAGCTTCTACTCGAATTTCGTTACCTACTCTGGTTTCTCTAATTTGAGGTCTTACTGTAGCTCCTGACCACGGGGATTGTATCGTTTTAGGTTGATTGATGTTCATCTTTGTAATATCTTTCTTTAATGTTATTTATGATATTTAAAATATTATTCTTCTTTGGTGAGAAGGTATGCTTCCATTGTTGTATATTTTCGCATATAGATTTAAGGCCTTCTTTTTCGCACTTTAAAGAAAAGTTATCATAGTTTGGTTCTATCTTGTTTTGATTATTATAATATTGAGCCCTATAAGTAACAGTCTCTTCTTCATAATAATTGAATCCATATTTTAAATCCATCAAACGTTTATTTCTCTCCACAATAGCTCTTTGGTCTTTGTTAATATTAACATTATCAAGATTATAATCCCAGTCTTTTGTGAGCTTGAGGTATGTTTTTATACCAACTTTAGGAATACCAGGTATGTTATCTGATTTATCACCAGTAAAACATCTAAACATTAGATAATTTTTTGGGTTATTGATCTTAGTTACTTCTTCGAAATTTTGAAGATCTATGATACTCTTAGTATTGGTATTGTATACAGTAATATCTTCACTGATTAACTGAAGCATGTCTTTATCAGTCGTAATAATAATTTTTTCTCCATCTACATTTTCTGAAAGCCAAGAAATTGCATCATCTGCTTCCATACGATGAGGATAAAAATTATAGATACCTAGATCTTCAATTAGAGGTAGAATTTTTTCTAGACTTTCAAAAACATTTTTAAACTTCTCGTCTCCTCGACCACCTTTGTATTCAGTATCGCAAATTTCTGCGCGAAAATTACTCTCAGGGTAGGCTAATCTTTTATCCCAAACGCAATAAATTTTATCCCAAGGAGAAAACTTATCCGCGTATGATTTAAGAGTTCTAAGAAATATATATGTTGCAGCTATATTCCCTGGGTCTTGATTTTTCGCTTTATAGTTAGCAGCCCAAAAGGTCCTATATAGCAAATTATTTCCGTCGATCAGTAATGTTCTCATTCCACCAGTTTTGATTTTTCTTATACCACATTATAGTATAATCTAAATCCCTTTCAATAGTTTTCTCTAAATAAGGTAATCCATACTGGTGTTGTCTCGAACTATCAACTAAGTATTTTAGTTTTTTTCCATTGAGAGAATATCTGAAATCATGACCTTTGCGATCTTCTACATATTTGATATGCGAGTCATAATTTCTGTTTAGCTTAACTGCTGATATAATCATATGTACGATATTATTATTATTAATTTCGCTATTTTTATTATAATCAGGCTCTATATTATAGATCTCTCCTGCCTTACCATATAACAGAGCGTCATAAACTTGCTGACAATGATCTTTAACAAATATCCATTGCCTAGTATTTGTACCATCTCCATAAACAGGAACTTTCTCTTCTGAGAGAAGTTTATTAATAACTACAGGAATTAGCTTCTCTGGAAACTGTCTAGGACCGAAATTATTACAGCACCTTGTAACTACAACGTCTTTTTTATGGGTTGTATGAAAAGATAAAGCTATTAAATCGGCAGCTGCTTTACTTGACGAATACACAGAACTAGGCTTTAATAAATCTTTCTCTAAAGATGGTTTTTCATTATAACTTAATGAACCGTATACTTCATCAGTACCAATCTGTACAAATCTAGTGCCTTTAAATTGATTGAGTAAATTATGAGTACCTACAACATTAGTCATTACAAAATCATTACCATCTTCAATGCTCCTATCAACATGAGATTGCGCAGCGAAGTTAACTATGTAATCATAACTCTCACTAAGCACACAATCTACAATACTGCCCTGAACGATATCAAGATGGTTAGTTGTGTTACCGGCTTTATCAATTAGTAGATCCTCTGTCTTATTACTAACACAATAGTCTTTAATATCTATAATGTCAATTATACAACCACTACATTTATCGAGTAGTAACTCAACAAAATGAGAGCCAATAAACCCTAAGCCACCTGTAACAAGAATTTTTTTATTTTCAAGCATGTCTCTCTAAAGCTTTTCTAATTGATGATTCTTCTGTAGGTATTACAAAGCCAGTTGTTTCCATTGCGTATGATGGATCAAGCACGCAATTCGATCTCTTACAAGATGTACTCTTATATAACTCATCTAACTCAATCCAATTCCAATTAGGATTCCATAGATTAAAATCATCAAGTATATCTACAATCTGTTTAGTGTTAAGTGGATCTGGATTTACTATATTATAGTTACCAGCTGGGAATCCACCTACGTGCCTATCTCTATTAATAAAGCTTGCTACAAAATTAAGTAAATCACTAACAACAGTCTTAGAGTTAGTAAAATCAATTAGGTTGTTGTATTTAAGAATTTTTGTCAGATAATTTTTAGACTCGGATATATTACCAGTAACAGGCATTCTAATACGAAAATTATAAACATTAGAATAATTTTTAAGAGCTAACTCACATGCATGCTTTGTCTTACTATACCAACTTGAATCAGGATTAGTGAGACCGTAATTAGGTTCATCTTCTTCAGTGAATACTTTTTCGTATCCATCATACACACAGCCAGAGCTAATATTAATTAATCGAGCACTGTAGTCTACACATAAATTTGCAATTGTTGTAGGTACATTTACATTTAGGTGGAATGCATCAGCTTTATTATCTTCACAACCATCAACGTTTGGTGTACCAGTATATCCAACACAATTGATTACATAGTTAGGTAAGAAAGATGCAAATGTAGAATTTAAGGAATTATTAAAGGAAGCAGGATGGAAGTATTTCAACTCACTAACTTGCTGCACAATAAATTCGTTATTTGTTTTTAAATGCTCTGTAAGTTTCGAACCCACAAAGCCGTTACCGATAATTAATATTTTACTGTTCATCACCGTCGTTTTTTTGTTCTTGATCACTAGGCTGAAATTTTAAATGACCAAACCTATTAATAAGGCATTCTATGGAGTCAAAATCTTGCTCGGTTTTTCCATTAACGATAAGAACACTATCTCCATTACTATCATATCCTACAACAAAATATGCTTTAAGATATTCCCCTATATAGTTTTGTAATATATCTAAGCCTGCAGTATTATTTTTTTCTACCGCATTGAGTATATCATTAAAATCAGATTTTTTGGCCATTTTCGGTTGGGTTTATTTTTCGTTCAATAAGGTGAGTAACTATAACTTCCATACTATCTGTCTTCAATTGAAAGTTTTTAGGAAAATAATTACCACCATCATTAAATTCAAACATTAAATCATTATTAAAATCTTTATTAAAGAAGCAAGTAACAAAGACAGACTCAGCACCAGGATTAATGATTATAGTCCACCTCCTCGGGTCCGATGAACCATAATCATTAAAGATTCTAAAAGAGTAATAACCATTGTCTCGTATCCTCTTAAGAAAATACCCACAGGTTGTAACTTTGTTCTTCATTAACTCTTATGACTAGATACTACATAATTTAAAGTAGCCTTATCAACATCGCATCTAATATTAACTACCTTATATTTGCTATTAATATATACATCTGCAGTTTCGAAGTTCAACGCGTTTAACATTCGGAATAATTCTAAGTTAACTATAATAGAATCTTTAACTACATGTTCACCAGTAAACTTATTACTTATAATAGTAGTAAAAATATCCGTGTTCTGTAGTTTCTTATCACATAGATCCCCAAACACTACACTATCTTCAGTATATAAATACAGCTTACTAGACTCCGTTAAGAGAGGTAATGTCTTAAGAATCCTCTTAAGATCATCTTTACATATAGTAAATTTAGTATTATAAGATTCCTGTAATTGCTGAAGCTGATTGAACGCATGATCATTACTTTTCTTAATACTTCTATCAAAAAGAAAATACTTAAACTTAAAGTTTTTATTCTTGTACTTAATATAATTACTTTCAATATTAAGACCAATCTCATCTCCATCAGAACATTGTAGAGCTTTTATTAGTTTATTAGCATCAGGTAAAACAAAATTATCTAAATCCGACTCAATAACGCTACAGGTATACTTAGTAAATAAAAATACATCTGAACCTCTATCCACAAAGCAAGTAAGTTCATTATCTCCTACTTTAATGTCAGGGGTATTATCTATCTTACTTATAGGAGATAGAAATGCACGAATAAAATTACTCTTGTTCGGTATTAGAATTTTCATTTAGCTTTATTCTAATGTTAACTTCTTTCGCGTTTTTTACAACTCTTTTTTCTATAAGATTGAAAAACCTATCAATTTTCTTTTCTACACTCGTTAAACGATCGATAAACTCCTTTGTAACCCTCTCGTCTACTAACGGCTGAGAAACTGGTTGTTGTACTGGAGCTACAGGGCTATTCTGTATTGGTTGCTGTACTACAGGTTGCTGTGTTGGTTGATAAATTGTTTTATCCATCGGGACTGGATTCATCGTACTTGAATGTTGTACAATTGCTTTATTAACTCTGTTTGCATCAGCATTTAACTGATGAATAAGTTGCTTTACTGGGTCCATAATTTTTAAAAAAGGCCTAGCTATTACACTAGGCCATACTTTATTTATATTTTTAAGTTTAGAGATCCATTGATGCAAGAATATCTTTGACTTTATCATCATCATCTTCATAACTTACATCATCATCTTCTTCTACTTTAGTTGCTTTAGTAGGAGTAGATTTAATCACTGGATCTGGCTCTGAGGTCTCTTCCTCTACATCTTCAGGGTCTTTGCAGAAGAAATGCTCATTAAGCATATCTTTAAGTTCATCATAGCTCTTAACCGGGAATACATTCTCAAGATCATAGATGTTCTTGTAAACTGCATTAATAGATTCTTCATCTACTAGGCCCGGAATCTTTTGAGGAGATGCAAATCGAGAACTTACATAAGTAGAATAACCACCTTGTTCTTCAACTTTTACTTTCAGACTACATCCATCAGCTGATAAATCGAATACCCTAGAACCAAACTCATCGGAATCTTCTCCTTCAATAGCAGCCATAATAATCTTATGCAATTGCTTACCAAAGCGTAAGAGTTTATTCTTACCGTTATTCTCCCCATCTGTTGGATCATTGACAACATATACATTCATAAGCCAATTCTCTCTCCTAGTAAGAAGTCGTGCATCTTCTTTTTCTTGCTCACTACCATGCTTGCTAAGTTTGAACTTCGCTTCACTGATAGGATCTCTCTCATCCCATGTACTAGGACTAATTGCACTGGTATATTGACCTGTCGCAAGACTATTCCAACCATGAAAATAATAATGGAATAATGTTTTCGAAGGATTTTCTACATTAGGTAGTAGCCTCAGTGTATATGTGTTACCCGGTTTCAAACGAAGGATATTACCAAAGTTTGAAGTTTGACTGGTAGTTGTTTTCATCGCCTCGCTAATTTTAGCGAACATTTCTTGATTATATGCTGACATAATTTATCTTAGTATTTTATTTAGTTTATTTTTTATGTTTATATTTAATGTCTTGAGCTTCGATTGATAATACCTAGCTCTCAACGTTTCAATAGTATTATAGAAGTCGTTTTCAATAAAGTCAACTTCTTCTTTAGGGATTCTTTTTATTATCTTGCTGTAATCCCTAGCAGCAAGTATGTTAAAATAAGTAATTTTTCTCTCACTTAAATCAACTAAAAATTCAGGATAGTAAGATCTCAGATTAAAATAATCATCTATAGAAGTAAATTTATGTTTCTTACATTTATCAAAAATATTTTTCCAACCAACTTTTACAGCATTAACGATTACTGTATTATCAGGATCAGTAAACATTAATTTTGTATACCATAGATAGTACGCTTTAATACCTTTAAAGGATGAGAAGAACTTAAGATCATAAAAACTCTCATCTTCCCATAACTTATAAGGAGCATTAAAGTAATCCTCTAAGTCTATATTTTTAGTGGTTATGATATTTTCAATCTTACAGATTTTCTTTTTATCTACTTCATCAAAGTTAGAGAAGTCTTTTCTTGGTCTCCAAGGTCTGCCTTTATTTGCTCTTGAGGATTTAAGATGGGTATTGTAAATTACTTGCTGCGGGTAACTCAGACTCATTTTCTGTACTTATCGTATGTTTTAAAAAATTTCGTTATATATTTACTTTTATACAAAAACGGGTCATATTGCAAGAATATTTTTACTAGCTCAAATTCATTTTCTACTTCTAGTATATTGAGAAAAATCCATTTATATTGTTTCTCCTTTAAGGCTAATAGTAATACATTAGCGAGATTCATCTTTTTGTTTTCACATATAGATATATAAGAACACAAACACAGAAACTTATGATCACTATCTTTCTTTTCTAGGATAGAATACGGATCAGTCATAGTGGTTGAAAGTCCTTACTTAATATTTTTATAGTATCGTTTAATACTCCACCCGCTGCGTTTTTATGACCACCACCTTCACATAGGTTCGCAGCTAGCTTACCCAAATCAATATCTACTTCATTTTGTTTCCTAAAGTAAACTCTCTTATTACCAGGATTTACAAGCATAACTATATGACATTGTTTATTATCATTTAATATATTATGCGCTACGTCATTAACATATTTATCAACAAATCCACTGATAAATGTATAACTACTACCCTTTAACTCTATATCTGCAGTATATAATCTTAAATCATTATAATATTTTTTAAATTTTCTCCTATACGATCTAAGTAGATTTTTTTCTTGAGATGTAAATCCATCAAACCCATCTTTAAATCTTTCCGCAAAAAATTGAAGTCTATTAGAATTGAAATACCAAAATAAGATATTAAGATTATAACTATCAGGATCTTTTAATGTATAACTATCATAATCATCAATTAAAGATAATAATTTTATTTGAGGAATATTTAATTCAATTTCACTTTGCTTAAACTGATTATAAAGTAATTTACAACAAGAGGTAGTTACTACTATATTTGTTTGAGCTTGCTTGTATTCTTGTTTATGAGTTTCATGATGATCGACGATAACTACATTTGGTCTATCTATCAAGTCAGCAATATCTGTTGTATCAAGATCAAAAAAGTATATACGCTTGTAACTCTCGAAGCTATTGTTATTAAGCCAGCTTAGAAGTTTTTCCCTCAAATTACTAACTTTAAGGGGTATGACCTCAGTGTCTTGATCAGGAAAAAACCACTTGTATGTTAGGTAACACCCAGCCCCGTCAAGATCAAAATCTGTGAAGACAATATAACGATCCATGTATACTTATTTACTCCTTTTCACCGTATTCTCCAGCAGATAGCTCTATATCCCCTACTTCATCATTTTCATTTAAAGCTTCATCTTCAAAGACAGTCATTGTTCTGTAATTCATTCCAAGTCTAGTAACCCCGTGATTATTACCGAAACGGTTCTTCATTATGTTTACATGAATTGCATTGTCTTCTTTATCTTGATCAGTTCTAAATAAACCAACAACAGCATCTGCGGTAGCTCCTGTACCGTAACTCTCACTAACAGATGACATACCAGGTCCTCGTTGATCGTATACCTGAGCTTGGGAAGAAGAACCAGCTCCATTATAGCCCGATCGATTGAGTTGAGTAGCTGTAATAACAGGACATTGAAACTCATATGATAGCGCTCTTAACTGCTCACTAATATTTTTTATTTTTTCATAAGAGTTGTTACCATCAGATGTTAGTAGATTCAAATAATCAACAACAATTGCATCAGGTTTAAATTTTTTAGTAGATATAATTTGTTTAGTATATGTCTTAAGAATTGCAGGTGTAACACTATTAGGTGGATATTCCTTGACAATGAGTCCAGCATCAGGTCTCATCATTTTAAATCTCATAGCACCGTCTCTAATTCCCTCCACATTATCCTTCAGAGTATTATTATCAAGTTCAGAAATTGTAGATGTAATTCTAATATTATACATTTGCTCAGACATCTCTAAACTAAACAAAATAACTTTCTTATTTTGCTTCATAATATTAACTGCCATATTGTGTAAGAATATAGATTTACCTACATTAGTTTCACCGGCAAAGATATACATTGACCTACCTTCTTGTAGGAAACCACCACCTAAAAGATTATCTAGCCATTCAATCCCTGTACTCAAATGATTAGTTTCAGTGAGAAGATTATCAATATGTGTTTCTAATTCATCGAAGTAATTATGACCTTCACTACTCCTTAAACTATAACCAATAATTTTCTCTACATTATTATAAAAAGAAACTAAATCCTCTTTATCAGTAACAGAGTCCCATTTCTCGGCGATTTGAAGTAATGTATTTTGAAATCCTTGAAGCTTTAAGAACCTCTCTGTATGGTCTAAAAGGGTATTATAATCTATCTCTTCGGTTATATTATCAGAATTATTCTTTACTATTGAATAGGCTTCTTTGAGCTTATCACTATTAAGAAATACTAATAATTCTGTAGAAGTTGGTTTTCTATTAAACTTAGAAAAATACTTCTGAAGTAATTCTACTATACGTTTATTATGCTTATTAGAGAATAAATCTGTTTTTAAGTATGGTATTGTAATAGAGAGGAACTGCTCATTTTCTAAGCAGTTCTTCATTACTAATTTTTCTATAAACTCAAAATCTTCTTTTAGTAAGTTATTCTCTGGCATATTTTTTTAATTCGTTGTAGAAATATTCTTCTGAATCTCGATACTCTTTTGTAAAATCTCTCAATCCTGGAGAATTATGTATTACGTGTATCGGTACTGTACCTAGTATAAGACCTGCCTGAAAACAATCAACAGAGAATTTTAAGTCATAATGATGAAAACCTTTTATCTCTTCATCGAATTTAATATTTTTTTCAATAAGAGCTCGAGGTTGGAAAGCTAAAAAAAGACCATCAAGAAGGACAGTCTCTTTTCCTATATGGCCAAATACTGAAGGTATATATTTATTTTTTGTACCATGGCTTACAACTCCAGATTGAGTTTCTCGAGCTGTCATTAAGTGCCATAAAAGGGGTTTTTGTATTTTTAAGTTTGATCCTCCTGCTAGTCCACATATATCAAACTTATCATACCGGAATCCATCGTATATTTTTTCTACAAAATTACAACTATCTATGTATATATCATCATGTACAAAGATTACACAATCCCATTCATCAGTTATATACTGGTTATATATCTTACACAGGCCTTTTTTATTATTTTCATGAATAATATATTTACCTGTGTAAGATTGGTCTCTTAGGCTTTCGTATAGTAAAGTTTGATCGTACTTATCTTTAGTAGTTGTACTTACAACTAAAACTTTATCAGGATCATATGAAAAATCCGTTGTTTGTTCTAAACGTCTCAATTGGCTCATATTTTAATTTAGTGAAGTTAAATCTATATATTACACCCTCTTCAAGAAGTTGCCAGTTTTTTATCGGCTTAGAACTTAGATTTTGATCATCAGTATAAATAGTACTACCAGATCTAAAAACAAATAATTCTGAAGTATTAGAATCATACAACCAACAACCAAAAGTACCTTCAAGCTCTTGCAATGTAGCTTTGAGTCCTATCTTATCAACCATAGGTAAAATAATACTACTATCGACTTCATTAATAGTATCATCTGATAGATGTTTATTGTATTTTGTTTTTAGCTTTTCAAAATTACTTAATACACCATTATGAGCTAGGTACATACCTTTATACTCAAAAGGGTGAGTTGTTTCTCTAGAGAATTCTCTCTTAGTAGAAGTAGGTGACTGAAGATGTCCTAGATAAAAAACTGTATCATCTTCAAATTTTAAATCCTTTTCAAAGTCGTTATCCTTAACAACCTTAACTTTATTGTTTATACAAAACTTAATAACACCATAAGCAAAATTACCGCGTTCCTGGTTTTGCTTAAATAAGTGTTTAAAGGCCTCTTTATACGGTGATCCAATTATTCCACACATAATATATTACCATGGTATATCATTACGTTCATATTGTAAGGGGTCTTTGATTCCTGCATCTAAAAATCCCTTTATACGAGAACTACAAGCTGTACAGTAACCACATGCCTTACTCTTACCTTCATAACAAGTCCATGTATTACTATAATCGACATCTAACTCAGCACCCATGAGAATTATTTCTCTCTTGGTTTTATCTATTAAAGGTGCTTCTATATTGATTTTATTCTTCCTATTGAGAGCAACAAGATTATTAATACTATCTAAGAATTCAACACTACCATCCCAATAACCCGCTTGACTATCAATTAACGCAGCACCGTGATATACAGTATTAGCTCCCATACTCTCAGCATATGCGCATGCAATAGACAGCATCATTTGATTTCTAAAGGGTACATAATTTACGGTTTGAGCATCCCCGAGTACATCTTTAGTTTTAGCGACATTAATATTATCATTAGTTAGAGATGAACTACCAGCAATATCTCTAAAGAAAGAAAGATTTACCTCTTTAAAATCATTTCCTGATTGATGTTTTGCACATATCAATTCCTTAATATGTCTTTGTTTATAATCAAAGGTTATAGGAAATACTTGCGTATGCTTAGAACGTGCATACGCAAGTATTACACTACTGTCTATACCTCCACTTACTGGAACAATTGCTTTACCCTTCTTCATCTTCTTTGATTATATCACCAATAGCAGTTTCGTTCAACTCTTTACCATAGCGATATTTATCTTTAATAGATGTCTCAAGACGCTCGAGAATAGTTTTCCATAACTCTTCATCTTTACGCCAGTTCTTATAATAACCGAGTTTATTACCATCCATGACAAATGTGGCTCCGGTTTGCTCAATAACCCCATGTGCTACTGCAACATCCCTCAAACCAGAGTATTTATCAAGGCCAGTTTTGAAGTTAAGATAAACTTCTGCTTGCAAAAAAGCAGGAACAAAACGATTCTTAACAGTCAACATACGAAGAGTAACTCCGCTGTAGTTTCTTGATTCAGTTAATGCTACATCTTTTTCATTATTTGAATCAGTCTTTTCTTTCTTTGCAGCCATCTGTACAAGGACAGAAGCCATATAGATAGGACCAGAACCACCGGCTTGAGTTTTAACTAAAGTAGGGTGTAATGCTCCTGGATCTGCATATGTATGATTACTTGCTATCACTGTAGTACCAGTAACAGCAGCTTTGTATGTAATCATTCTCATCATGGATTTAAGCTGTTTAGCTCTAAGACCCATGTCCATTGCACCCTTGCCTTGTTCTGCGTCTCTGAGTTCTTTTTCAGACGCGAGATTACCTAAAGAATCGATAGATATAATAAACTTACCGTGGAGCTCTGGTTCTGCTTCTACTTGATCAAGAAATGTCATAATTTGATTACGACACGCTTCTACAGTATCTACTGGTACGTACTTAGCTTGCGAACTATCAAGTCCGACTCCTTCAGCACTTGAAGTATCAACTGCAACCTCAGTATCAAAAATAATAGGAATTATTCCCATCTTTTGAGCATTACCAAGAATCTTATTAAGAATAAACGTCTTACCACAGCCAGATTCCCCACTAAAGATAATAAGACGACCTTTAGGTACACCACCATAAAGAGATCCAGAGATGATACTATTTAAAGCTAAACATCCTGTATCAATCCATTCCGTGACATTACTTAAGGTATTATCCTCAAGGGTAGTCGCATTACTATTCATCTTTTGTAAGCTCGCAAAAGCTTTATTGGCAAGTTTATTTATATCCATAATTAATCTTCAAATAATTTAATTTCTGGAGTAGTATCTGCTTCTTCAGTCTCTTTAATATTAATTTTAGTAAAGTAGTGTTTAGTAATACTATCTGTTAAGTTAACTTCAATAACAGAAACATTATTTTTATTAACATTAAACACACACTGCTTAGAACCATTTTCTCCAGGAACAATAAACTCAGCAAAGAAAAGAGGAATTACATCAACTTTCATCTGACCAGAATCATTAGGAGTAACCATAATCATTGCAGGATCTTTAAGCTTTAAAGTAGTATCAGTTTCTTCTAATACTTCTCCAAAACAAGTCCTTCCAATACCGTCATTATAAACAACAATTTTATATTCGTCGTACATAAAAATATAATAGTATACTTATTTTAGTTATCAACGGCTAATACTAAAAAAGTCAAATAAATCTGTCTGATATGCTTCTCCTGGTTTGTACGGTTTCCATTTTACTGATTCATAAAAACGCTCTATTACTTTAAAGATTGTTTTTTCAAACATCTTTTCATGATCAATTAAGAATAGATGCTTAAACTCTTCAGGTAAATTATACTTAAATGCTAGACTATTACAGCCATACTTATTTGGTTGTTGTACATAAAAATAACGTACTTTATCCCCTGAGCCTATTTTCTCATGTACACTAGTAAGATTAAATTCTTCTAGTAATTCATTATAAAATATAGAAGACTTAACATGTATAGGTGTACCCTTACCTATAGAAAATGAATTAGCTTTGATCGCATATTTGTCATAGTCTTTAATACCCATCACAAAAGCAATATCTTCAATAGGTAGACTAGAATATAACTTATATACATTTTCAAACATCTCATTAGTTTTAGACTCATCTCCGGTCATAATCATATTCTCGATTATACCTTTCACGTGAGGTTTAACAGGGTCTGGCATTGTCGTACGAACAACTTCTACCCCAGTATATTTGAATGTATTGCACGGGTCACCCTCGTCGTCAAGTTTATGAAGTACATACCTTTTCTTTTGTAGGAACATCCCTTTATCGCAAATAGACTCTCTCTTAAATACAAACTCAGGTCTTATAGTATTAAGAGATTTCCTTGCCCATTGCTCTATATGTACATTTAGATAATCTTCTATATCTTGCACTAAATCATAAACCTCAGGCTTAACTACAATATTATTAGTAGCAGGGGAATGAGCTTCTATATACAATGGAATATTTAAATGTTTGAGCAACGGAGTTATAGTTACATAACTAGAATCAGTATCATTATATAAAACAGGATTATCTTTGTTAAGATCTTCTTCTGTAAGGTCAGTATTTTCTATAATATAGTTTCGTAAAATTATATTACTTTGTTTGATTACTTCTTGACCGGTGAGAGTAATTGATCTAGCAATATCACCATCCCCCATTTGCGAATGTTTATTACCAAAATAACCATATATACGATTAATAAGAATCTTTAAGGTTAATTGATAAATATGAGCTTGATTAATCTTAACTGGAAGTTCTTGTAGCCTCTTTTCAGCAATCTTTCTCTCTTCTTTATCAGTAATATTATCTACAGTATTTTTGAGATGGGTCAGCTCTTTCTTTAACTTGTACATGAGCTGTTTTTTCTCTTTTCTTATATTATAGAAATGTTTAGATATTGCAGGAAAGATACCGACAGGTTCTTGAAAGAAGAGTTTACGAGCTTTAGTTATAGCTATTTTATTCTTTTGCGCCCATTTAATAAAATTAGGTTTAGTAAATTTAAAATCCTCATTATTTACCGATTTAACATGCACATGGGTATCATCAGTAAACGTGATAGACCCGAACTTAGTTTCAGGACTTAGATTCAGAGTAATCATTGTAGAAGGATATAGTGAGTTAGCATCGAATGAGATTATATTCTCTTTAAAACCTCTTTGTGGTTCCCCTACATATGCGCCTTCGTATTTTTCAGTACGAGAAGTATCTTTAATAAATGTAGGTATAACCCGTGGGTCATCTCCTTTACGTGCTTGTATAATAGCACGACCGTTTACTGTACTGATAGTACCAAGCGCAGCGTTAAAGGGTGTTAATCCAACATAAGATAGCATCCTTACTAGACCTAGAAATTGTAACTTCTCATCTAATTTAGCAAGAAGAGTAACGTCCTGAATATTATAATCTACAAACGTTTTCCAGTCTTTCTCTGCAAGAGTTGCTAAGTTAGTATTATTAGTATTAATCTTTCTACCTACACCCTCATATTCTCCAATTGAATCTAGCTTATAGCTATCTCTTTGACCTACAGAGAATGTTTTATAAATATCAAGATAATCAAGCATACTTATACCTTCAACAATATACTTGGTTTGTTCTCTACCAAATGAGCCCATAAACTGCCGAGCATATATTGGTCGTCGTAATTCTTCATTCATAGGAGAAATCATATTACGAACATCCTCTCCGAATATATTATCTAATCTATTTATGACATAAGGAATATCAAATGTCTCACTATTCCATCCTGATAAAATATCTGGTGGGTCTTTACGATAAAAATTAAGAAAGTTCCATAACAGGTCTTTCTCATTATCGCAATTGACATATGTTACATTATCAGTCTCTGGTACATAAGGACCTAAACCCCATGAATAATAATGTTTTTCTATAGTATCATAAATAGTAATAATATTAATAGGAAACTTAGCGTCTTCTGGTTTAGGAAACTCATCAGGGGAATAAACCTCGATATCAAAAAACCAATTCTTGAGAGGGTATTTATTAAATTCTTCATCTTCGTTTTTTTCCCAATATTGATCTATTAGGAATTGCTGATATGGAGTTATATTTTCAAAGATACGATCAATACCCATATCTTTGATTTTATCTCTTCTTTCTTTTTCTGAGCGACAAACTATCTGTCTGAGCTTTGTACCATATAAAGAAGTAGCAGATTGTAGTCTCTTATTATTAGTCTCATAATAAAAATAAGGATGGTAACCTACATCTGTTGTAATGCGCTCACCATCCTCTGACCACGTAAATAACCGCATTTTACGTTCATGCGGCATGTAGCTTAATCCTCTATACATAAAATATAGTATAGAGGGTTTCCGTTATTTTACAACTATATTGTTCAGTTTATTAATATTCACCCTACCTGGATGTCCATACGGGTATTTGTAGAGTTCTTCGTAAAAGGAAATATTATTTTCTAGCCACCTTGTTTCCCCATATCGCCGTGCTTTCTTACTTTCAGCTATATACTTCTTACGATCTTTAGCTAGATACTTAATCTGATCTATAAGCTCCGGTCCTGTCTTGAACTTATAAAATGCATTAGAGTAAGTAACAATGTCCTGACAAATCGTTGGTATACCCATGCAGCAACCTTCAATAAATTTTAAATCACTCTTCGCTTTATTAAAATTATTATCCGCTAGCGGAGCATATATTAACTGAGGTTTAAGAGCTTGAATTTTATACGGATAGCTCATAAGGGTTTCCCATGAGTGGAACTCTATTTTACCAGACTGTATTAAATCTCTCAATGGAGCTGGATATCCTCCAAAAAAAACCCATTGAAAATCATTAACAGTTTTTCTAATTACATCATTAACATGCTCGAAATCATCTCTATGTTTTACTCTCGAATCTACATCAAAATGAGCTCCTGAACCGCAATATAATATTCTCGGTTTTTTAATATTATCTTCGTAGTTTTTTGATACTGTAGTTTTTTCATAGAATCTATCCATCCAAAACTTAGGAACAAAATTAGGAATAACTGTTACTTGTTTGTGACCAGTCTTATCTTTGAAGTAATCTTTCATGTACTGATTAGTAACAGTCATCTCATCAGCCATGAGCATTATCTCCATAGAGGTTTGTCTTATTTTTGGATCATCAAACGCAGTTCTGAACTTATTATAAATTGGTATATCTTCAATAAAAATAATATCATCAATTTCATAGATAATATTCATCTTATCATTTTGACTTTCTTTTATTTTCGTCACAAAAGACATAAACTGCTTTTGAGATTCAGTAGCTTGTCTTTGAATTCTGATAGCTTTTACATCTGCGTAGAAACTAGGATCAGCGATCATAACTGTACCACCAGATATATTGAAGGACTGATTAACTCTTAATAAACTCTCAGGCCAGATCATACGCCAATGACCACATCCAGAGTAATCTGCATAGAAATTTAAAACCCGGCTGAGATCGTTTTGCTTCGCTTGACCTGCGGGTTTGTATAGCTTTGTATTAATATTACCTAACACGCTAGTAGGTTCTACCCCACTAAAAGGTTTGCGGCTTACGATATTGAAAGGAGAAAGCATATTAATTATTATATTCTACTCGTCGGGTAATTCCATTGCTTTTTTCTAGATAAATTACTTCCCCGGAACTCTCTTTAGTAGATTCTTTCCTATGAGAAATTATATAAATGCCTTCTTTATATTGATCTACCCGCTCTTTAAGTATTTTAATAACAAGTTCTACTCCCTTTTCATCCAAAGATGAATCCAGTAATTCATCAAACATAACTAAATTATAAGATACATCTCCCTGCATTCGTCTTATGTCCATAAAAGTAAAAAGACATGCAAGATCTATATTTTTACGTTCTGCTCCTGAAAAGTTAAAATAAGAGCATTCTTGACCTTTATCATTTTTAATCTCTTCTTCAAAAAATTCATTAAACTTACAAACACAATTTGCATCCATTTTATCTAAGTAATACAGGAGTCTATTATTAAGTATGTTTAATATTTTTTTTACTATGTAAGACTTAACTCCTTCTTCAGAAAGTATAAATTTAACAAACTCTAAGATCTTATTATTTTTAGATAGGGTTTCAACTTGCTCTCCTAATATAGATACTTCTTTAGAATATTTTTCTAACTGATTGTTTAGGTCACTATAGTTATCTGACGTATCATTTATACTAGCTATCTCTTTGTTAATCTCTACTATCTCTTCTTTTAAATCGTCTATAGTAGACTTTACTCTCTTATTAGATTCAACAGCAGCTAAACATTCTTTAAGAAATGATTTACATTTATCGGACTCAGATATATATGTAGACTTTCTGACCTTTAAATTATCTATCTGTACATATATATCTTTGATATCTTCTTCTCTTGCTTTAATATCATTAGTAATCTTATTTTTTTCTTCTTCTATATGTGTTCTATCGTCTGACGATATCTCATGTAAACATACAGGACACTTAGATAAATCAGTACCTATACTCTTGTATGTTTTTTTATACATTGTTATCTCAGCTTCATAGCCCATTCTTTTGAGATGAAAATTATCTACAGTTTTTTGTATTTCTGATACTTTATTATCAAAGTCAATTTTCTTTCCTCGTATAGACTCAACTAATTTTAGATCTGGTTCGGTTATTTGTTCTTGTAGAGTTGTAATCTTTTTATTTTTACGATTAATATCTAAATTACATCTATCAATTTTATTATTATTTTCTTCTTTTTTATCCTTTAATTGTTTAACTGTTATATCTTTATAATTATTCTGATGTACTAATTCTTTATTTACTGATTCATAATCCCTTAATACATCATTATGTTCAGTTCTCGCGACTTGAAGCATTTGAGAGAATACTTCTAACTTAAGTATACCTTCAATAAATTTTCTCTTTTCTACCTTCTTTTGAGCCATGAAAGGTAAAGTTGTATTAAGAGACATAATAACACAATTCTGAAATAGTTCTGCAGAAGCTGATAATAGCTCTTTAATTCTATTTGTTGTATTAATTATGGTACTCTCGGTTTTATCTTCATCATTTATATATAAAAAGCATTTTGTAGGTTTGAGAGTTCTTATAATTTTATAATGATTTACATCTTGGCCTTCGGTTATAGAGAATGAGAGCTCTACGTGTGTCCCTTTTTGTGTAATATTGTTAATGATATTACCCTTAGGTATTTCTCTTATTGTCTCCCCAAAGATAGCAAAGTGGATACTATCAGCTATAGTACTTTTACCTACCCCATTTCGTCGATCAAGTTTATCCTTGTTAGTACCAGTGATGACACTAATACCGGTTTTGAAATTTACTTCAACTAAATCATTACCGACAGATAGAAAATTCTTGAGTTTTATAGAATTAAAATTAACGTGCTTCATACAAATTGTTTATATATTTCAATTGTCTTTTTAATAACATCTACTTTGTATTCGTCATCTATTGTATTTTCAATATATTCTATAATACATTCTCTAGTATTCAAATCAGATAACTCATTAGTAAACAAGTTATCTTCAGGATTAAATTTATACAAATAATCTACTGTTAAATCTACTGGATTATACGTATTAACTTTTGCAATAATATTATCTAGATCTTTAATTCTTATGTCATTATCTACATAAAGTTTGAGTATAATATTATCTAGTTTATCTTTATATTTTGGTAAATCAGTAATTTGACTTGTTTTAATTTTAACATGTTCAGGGGAAATAGTATTAGGTATAAACTCAAAATGCAGATCATCTAAATCAATAATATAGAATCCCTTTTTATCATTCATATCTCCAAAATCCATCTCAAAGGTATTACCTGCGTATACTATAGTGCCGTTATCATATTCTCTTTCCTCTCTCTTGTGGAAGTGACCGGAGAATATTAGATTGGTTTTATTTAAAAGATCTCTTGAATTAAAACCAGATTCACATACTTTGAAGTTATTATATTTAAAGTTCTGAATCTCGAAATGACCAAAAATAATATCTGCAGGCTCTATATCTTCTATCTCTGTACCCCAAGGACACATCATTAGATTCCTCCCTTTCATTTTTATTAATTCTGGTACATCGATAATTTTAATATTATTTTTTGAATTAAGAATAGATAAAGAATTAACTGTACTGTTGTCTTTATAATAAGAATCATGATTACCAGTAATCATTGTAATTTTAAAATCCTTAAATAGATCTAAAATTAGATTAGCAGTATGTAGACACTTTACATTAACTTCATCTCTATAATGAAAAAAATCACCTCCGAATACTACTTCATCTACATTACGGTCCTCAAGTTCTTTTCTGTACCAGCTGGCCCACTTATGAGCGATAGTGAGCCACTTTTCACTATTCTGATGAACCCCTAGATGAAGGTCTGTAAAAAATGCTATACGATTATTCATTAATCAACAAAATTACTCTCTTCATCTGGTAATCTCACATACACTCTACCACTACCCTCTTCACACATAGTCTCTTCATAGACTACTTCTTGATATTCATTGATTGTTTGCTTGTATCTTTTTTCTTTTTTAATTCGATTTATAAAGGCATGATAAGCAATAGTGGTAAAATACGAAAACGGATTTGAATGAGATTCAATATTAAACTTTTTGTGCTTAAGAGCTGTAAACATTTTTACTACAGCGTCTCCAACCATTTCATCCTTGTATGTATAATTGATAAAATTAGTTGCATAACTTAATCCTATAGCTATCTTGTTTACTGATTCAGCTAATGAATCAACTAAATCATCAGTTTCATAGTATGTTTTAATTTCATTGTAAAACTCTTTAGGGTTTACATAAAATTCCTTTTTCTTACCTTTCGAAGTGCTCGGTTTGCTCATATTTTATATTTTCAGATTTATAAAGTTTCTTCCGCTGCTCTACATGACGTTGTCCATATACTAGATTATCAGCTATATCAAATATTATAAGCTGCTTCTTATCTTTATGCAAGCGTAGACCCCTACCTATACTTTGAATAATTCTTATTTTTGCCTTACCGCCATTCGCAAAAATAATATAATGTAGATTTTTAATATTGATGCCTGTGGAGAAAATTTTAGATATAGCTATAACTACAATATTTTGATTAATCTCCATAAGGTTTTGTATTTTTTTACGCTCTTCAATTTCAACATCTCCTTGAATAAAAAACACTCTCTTATTCTCACAAGCATTAGTAAGATACTCAAATAGTATCTCACCGTGTTCTATATAGTCAATTAGTATAAGAGTATTATTATCTAAGCGAGATGTAATTTTACTTATAAAATTATTTCTATAAACATTAGTTTTTATATATTCGCCTTCTTGCAAATAAAAACTAACTGATGATTCCTTATCATAAATCTTCGAAAGTATAGTATTATAATTAAGTTGAAAGATATGTACCTTCGCGGGTGTTACATAATTATCTTCTCTTAGTTCATATGCTTTTCGCTCATATAGTTTAGGTCCAATCTTACCGAATATGTTCCATTTATCTAAAGGCTCATCTGGGAGGGTTCCAGTAAATCCAAACTTATGTGTTGTTTGAATACCTTTAATAATTTTATTAATCTTATTATCTTTGCGAAGTTTATGAGTCTCATCAACAATGAGTATATCTATATTTTTGAGCCACTTTATATCACTTTTTTCACTTTGTAATATACCCATATTAGCGATAATAATATTAGTATTGTTGTTGAGTTCATTATTACCTGACCATATTGAATGTGAGAAGCCTACTTTATACTCATTAAAATCTCCATGTGTTTGATTTACAAGACCTAGATCTGGTACAATAATTAATCCCTTAAAAAACTTATTAACATTTTGATAGTAATACTCTAACAAGCTTGCCATAGTAAGTGTTTTACCACCTGCTGTTGCTAATACTACAGTACCCCTACCTGCACCTATACATCTATCAACTATCTCTTTCTGGTAATCCCTCAGTTCAAAGTTAAGTTTATAATCCTTTTTTGGTACAGGTAAATTAGGACTAAATATTTCTAAAGTTTTAGATTTTATCTCCCAATCTATAGAGTGTTGTTTACAGTATCGTATAACTTCACCAATGAGTCCGATATCCATCTTTCCTTTAGGTGTTATAGCGTATATTCTATCTTTTATAAATCTAGATCTACCATGCCGTAGAAATTTAGCTGCCTTGTTTTCGACACTAAAATACTCTCGTATAACATCAAACTCCAAGCCATTAACCACACATTGATTAATATTTAAATATTCAAATTCTATCATTGTAGTTCGAGCTTTTCTAGCTCGATTAAATTTTTAATATCCCATTGGATGTTATTAACTATATTTTGTATTTTCTCTAAATATTCTAATAACAATTCTTCTTGTTCAATCTTACTATTAATTTCTAATATAGATGTATCTTGTTGTATAGATTTTTCTGCTATATTGATATTAATCTTAACTGGTGAGTTCTCTATATAGCTTGAAACTAATTGATTACTTAAAGATCTTTTTTGAGCTCTGAGTTTTATAAGCTTACGTTTGTGGTTAATATAACGAGCTGCCCACTTATGCTTTAATGAAGGTAGTTTTGTTTGATGATTATCGAGATCTAACTTATTAATATTAATCTCTGGTTTTAGTTCATTACTATAACGCTCTATAATCTCCTCAACATCCATATACATTTATTATAGATATAAACTACAGAAATCAACTATATAATATCGAGATGGTATTTATCCTTCTCTCTTTATTTTATTTATTTTATATTTGGAATTTGCAACCCTTTTAATAAATAATTATATGGATTTTGATAATCTTTGTGATGAGTATTTAACGGAATTTACTGTGGCTGATGCAGGTATAGCAGGAACTACAGATTTTGCATATAAAAGTAATCCCAGCGCATATGGTGATCCAGACGATGCTCGTATACCTAAAGTTTTAGGTAGTACTATTACGCGTAGAGGTAAAGTAAAAAAGAAAAAGAGGAAAAAAAAACTAAACGAAAATAATTCTATAGAAGTTTATCGCGGTACTACAAGCCATGGGAATGTAAATTTAGGTAGACAGAGCACGAGTATACAAGATAAGCTTGTCGCTACTCTTGGTCCTAATTATACAGATAATAAAGAGATAGGGATGATATTTAAGAGAGGCGCTGGCCCTGGTGGTAAATTATTCAAAAAGACTGTTAATGGTAGTGTTTTAGAATTACAACATTATAGCGATGTTATGCATTTATATTCGAAATATGGACAACAATTGTCTCCTGGTATTAAAGGTAAAATAAGTAACTCCGAAGGACAGGAACAATTAGAATATATACAAATAGCAGGTAAAGAGCTAAGAGAACTATTAAGAGCTGAAGGTTATATGTGGGTAAAATGTCCGTTTGCGGTGAGTGATGCTAATTATTTTAAAGAAAAAGGTCATGAAGGTAATGTTTATATTGATTTAAGCTAGCCTTGTAAATTAGGGTAATTTGGGTATATATTTTTATGCCTAGTAGAGCTAAAGCCAAGGGTAATGCCTGGGAGAGAGAAGTAGCAAAACACTTAAGTGAAATTTTTAACGAGAATTTTATGCGTGTCCCTAATTCTGGGGCTTATACCGGTGGAGCTAATATTTTTCGTGTTAGTGATCTTACTGAGTCTCAAAAGCGGATGATGGATGGTGATATTATTGTACCTGAATCTATATCTAACTGGAAGTTTGAATGTAAAAATTATAAAGAACTCGACTTCCACGGTTTTTTTACTGAATCTCGTCAATTAGATAAATGGATTAAACAAGCAGAAAGCAATACTCTTTGGTTCTTAATAGTTAAAATTACCCGTAAGTGTAAATTTATATGTTTTAACGAAAAAATAAGTAGTAATTTTACATTCTCCAATTATACTCGTTATAAAGATTATATTCTCGTAGAGTATGATAGCTTTTTTGAGAATAACTTCCAAAAAATGCGCGAGTTAAATGAAAATCAACTATAACACCTACGTATTACCGAAAACCAAGTACAAGTTTGTAGACTTAAATCAGGTTTTTATGCACTCCCACATAGAACATGTAAAGGAAATATTTAAAAATTGCATTACTAATAAATCTGTTACAAAAAAATATTTCTATCACATATACATTAAGAATATATGTAATAGTATCATAGATAACAATAAAAAGAATATACCAGTACTTATATATCAACCTGATAATAATGATATTACTGTAGAAGAGGATAAACTCTTTACAAAATTCTTAAAAATGTTCCCTATACAAAATATTGTAATCAACACTACTTTTGATTTTTTCGTTAAAACCTTAGAGGATCCTGGTGTAAGAGAAGAAATTAGTAATGTTATTTTTAATAATGAGAGTAAAATATCTCGTAGAAAATTTTACTTTTCTCACATAGAGAAGTTTTGTAAGAGATATGAGTTAACTTTTTTAGATAAAAAATTCTTTGGAGATATAAAAAATAAGATGCTAATGCTATAAATAATTATAATGAGTAAGTTCTTATCCATTATAGAGGCCTCAGTACCTGGTAACAAAAATACAACTACAGCTGTTGTAGATGCTATTATTAAAAAACCAGATAGTGATTTATCTCCAGCTGAGAAAAATGTTAAGTCTGCTTATATTAATAAGCTGAATAAAGTAGCTGCTGTACTTAATAAAACTAAGCTTAATAATGAAGCTGAGGACGAAGAAGTAGCTCAAGAACCTACCCCTGAGCAACCAACTGCTACCCTATCTCCTGAAGGAGAAGTATTTTACGTAGATTTAATGAAAAAAGCCCTATTTGTCGATTTAGACAATATAGAGCTTAATGCTACGGAAAAGGAAGTAATAACTAATGATGTTAACCCTAATAATGCAAAACAAGTCGCTGAAGTCGTAAGAAAGATTATCAACGACTTTGGGTTAGGAGTTTAATATTTACCTAATAAACTCATAGAATTCTTGACGGGTTGCTCTGTCATCCATAAAATCACCGGATAGCTTACTTGTTTTCATTACGCACCCATCATGCTTAACACCCCTTAAGCACGCACATGTATGCTGAGCTTCTAATACAACAGCTACTCCTTGATTCATCTCACAAATCTCAGAAATTGCATTATGAATTTGTACTGTGAGGCCTTCTTGAATCTGTGGCCGTCGAGCATAATACTCAACAATACGGTTTAGCTTACTTAATCCTATTACTCGACCACTAAGTGATGGAATATAAGCTACATGTGCTTTACCAGTAAACGCTAGATGGTGATGACTGCACATACTCTTGACAGGTATATTACATTGAGACACAATACCATCATAACCATCTGAAGGGAACGTAGTAACCTTTGGTGGTAGATCATAACAACCTGACGCTAAATCATTTACAAAGGCCTTTGCAACTCTACGAGGTGTGTCTGAGCTATTAGGGTCGTTCCTCCAATCAAATCCAAGAGCATCTAAATATGCTTCATAAGCTACTGTAGCGTTATCAATAATATTCTGTTTTTCCTCGGCTGTGCGAGGAGCAGAACTATTTGCTGTTTTTAAAATAAACTCTTTATTTCTCATATAAAAGTATATTATATTATGTAATTGATTTTTTTCAAGTATAATCTATAATAAAATTGTTTAAGAAAGTTTATTGATTATTCTGGGATATATATCATAATAAATATATGGCTAAATTTGAAAGTACAAAAATGTTAGATCTAGGCAGCTGTGCCTTCAGACAACCAAAAGCTACAAGTCATTGTAAACTAATACACGGCTATAAACTTTATGGCAAATTTACTTTTGGATGTAATAAACTTGATGAAAATCATTGGGTAGTCGATTTCGGTGGATTAAAAGGTCTCAAAAATAAACTTGAACAACAATTTGATCATACAACTTGTATTGCTGCAGACGATCCTGAGTTAGATCTTTTTAGGACGATGCATGATAAAGGTATTTGTGATCTTAGAGTTATGCCTTATGGTACTGGTATTGAACGTATCGCAGAGTGGTGTTATGAGGTAGCTAGTGAGTATATAGAACAAATGACTAAATCTCGTTGCTGGGTTGAGCAAGTTGAAATATGGGAGCACGAAAAGAATAGTGTTATTATATCAAGAGGTTAAATTATGTCTAATGGTAAAGGTAGCAAACGTCGAAAGGAAAACACTAAAAAGATAAATGATAACTGGGATGATATCGACTGGAAAAAAACAAAGAAAAATATTGATAAAAAATAAAGCAATTATATAATACGTATATGAGTGAAGAAAGTAAAGATATAACAGGTTCTCATGAATTATTCTTATCTGATGATAAGGTATTTTATACTATTGAAGGCGAAGGGGAGTTCATAGGTCAACCTTCTGTTTTTATGAGACTCTCTATGTGTAATCTAACATGTAAAGGGTTTGCATCCGCAGATTCTCCTCATGGGTGTGATAGTTTTATTTCTTGGAGTATTAAGAATAAAATGTCTTTTGAAGAGATTGTTAAGTTAATTGAAGATTCTGGTTATAAAGATCATCTATATAATGGAGCAATACTAAAAGTTACTGGTGGTGAGCCTCTTATTCAGCAAGCAAAACTTATTAGATTTTTTGATTATCTAATGCTAACTTGGGGCTGGCTCCCTAGGATTGATTTTGAAACTAACGCAACTATTCAACCTAGTGCTAGACTTGTTAATAAAAACGTTGCCGCTACTTTCACTACTTCACCTAAGCTATCATCAAACGGAGATCCGCTCGGTAAGAGATATATTCCAGATGTATTATCTTGGCATGCTGATATGGGCTCTGGTTTTAAGTTTGTTATACAAAATCAATCAGACATGGATGAGGTATTATCTAAGTATGTAGATAAGTTTGATATACCAGCTGGTAGAGTTTGGTTAATGCCTTGCTGTGGTAGTAGACAAGAGCATTCTGAGGTTAGTGGTATGGTGGCGGAGTTAGCTAAAAAGCATCATTTTAATTTCAGCCCTAGACTACAATTAGTTATATGGGATAAAGCCTTGAAGGTCTAAATAAATCATCTAAATAATACTAATGAGGATTGCAATCAGCGGAACATCATGTCAAGGAAAGAGCACTTTAATTAAGGATTTTCTTGAAGAGTGGTCTAATTATAAAACTATAGATAAAACATATAGAGATATAATTATTGAACAAGGTTTAGAGCATTCATCTTCTACAAATAAAGATACTCAATGGGCCATATTGAACTTTATGATTGATGAACTACAAAAGACCGACAAGAGTGATAACATTATCTTTGATAGATGCCCACTTGATAATATTGTTTATAGTATTTGGTCTGAAGCTAAGAAGGATACAGATATTGATGAAGAGTTTATTAAGAAGTGTCTTCCACTTATAAGAGAGTCTTTAAGATCATTAGATATTATATTTTTTACACCTATCTCAAAAGTTGCACCTGTAGAGGTTGTCGAGGATGACTTAAGAGATGCAGATAAAAATTATATAGAAGAAATAGATAATATATTCAAAGCAGTACACAGAGATTTTCAGAAAAATCCTGAATCCAAATTCTTTATTGAAGACGACAGGCCTGGTATTATAGAAGTTTTCGGTAATAGAAGAGAACGTATTGAAATCATTAAATTATATATGGATGTTGATGGGGATTTTATTGAACCACAAGGTATTATTACTCCTGAAGAGCTCAAAGAAATGGAAAAAATGAAAAAAGCTTTTGGTATGGAATAAATAATTTAATGAAATATGACGAGCTATGTGAAGGTTATTTAACTCTAAAGACACGAATGTTTTACCCGCGAAACCTCGAACTCTCTCCGGAGTTCGTAGAAGCCTTTAAACGAGAATATTCTCGTTTAGTGGAAAGCGGAGAAAATAAAAAAAATCTGCACCCTAGATTATCAAAAGCCTTACGCTTTCATATGTAGTTCTTCTAATTTTTCTACGATAAATTTAAGAATCTCACTACGCACCACATCCATGGATGTGAATTCGTATGTAAATATACCTTTCCTTTCTGATATATAGTCATTGAATAGTTTGAATACTGTTTCAAATCCGGATTTTTTACCTATGTCAGATTGTCTTGTATCCCCTATAATAAAATATTTACAGTTATTACCTATTCTAGTTAGTATTGTTATTAATTCTGGTAGTGTTAAATTTTGAGCTTCATCCACAATTACACAACTATTTCTAAATGTAGCTCCTCTTACAAAATTTACTGGTATCCCTCTTATAATATCTTGAGATATTAGATTTTTTGCATCTGGTTCTGTGAGCAGCTCTTGTAGTTTATCAAATAAAGGATACATCCATGGTAGAAATTTTTCATCTGCTTCTCCTGGTAATGACCCCAAGCTTTTTGAAGCAGATTCAACTATACTCCGTATATAAACAATTTCCTCTACGTAATGATGTTTTAAACAGTTTAGAGCAGCTAATACAGATAGATAGGTCTTACCAGACCCTGCCGGGCCATCGATTATAGATACTTTTGTTTCTTTTTCTAAAGCTAGCTTTAAAAAAGATTTATGTGTATTGTTAAGTTCAAACTCTTGATTAATTTCAAAATTCGTAAAATAATTTTTCTGAATTCTGTCCTCTATGTTTGTGTCCCTTGAAGCCTTAGACTTTTTGGGTTCACGCTTTGTTCTTGCCATAACGTGTAATTATTTAGTATTTTTTATGTTATTATCGCTTAATAATATTGTTGTATATTTAAGAGCTATATAGATTAAATACATTATAATCAGTTGATATATTTTCGTATTATTATATAATACAGATATGAGAGTTGAACTTGTATCAATAACGCAACCTGTAGGTAAAATAGTGGAAGAGGGTATTAAAACTGCAGATGATCTCGTAGCATATATAGCACGGGTCTCTAATCCGAGTAATCAGTTCAACACTCTTACAGCTCCTAAACTTATTAGATATTTAACTAAACATAAACATTGGTCTCCCTTTGAGATGACTGATATGTGTGTAGAGATTAAGACTTCAAGAGCAATAGCAGCACAAATACTAAGACATAGATCATTTTCATTTCAAGAGTTTAGTCAACGGTATAGTGAGGTCAATAAATTTGAAGATATTGAATGGCGTCTACAAGGTAAAACCAATAGACAAGTTGGAGACGAACCTGTTGAGCTAGATAAGCAGTTAGAGAATTCAATTAGTTTACATCTTGATAATAGCTTTATGTTATATGATGAATTACTCAAGGAGGGTGTAGCTAAAGAGTGTGCTCGTAATATCTTGCCTCTCACTACTGAGACTACTATGTATATGAAAGGTTCTTTTAGATCTTGGATTCATTATATCGATTTAAGAACTTGTGAAGATACTCAAAAAGAACATAGAGATATTGCATTGAAATGTAAGGAAATTTTTGTAAATACTTTTCCTAAGACCGGTGAAGCCCTACAGTGGGTATAATGGTCGCATTATATAATGAAAATTTTAATTTGTTGTCTTAGTTTTAGGAATTATACTGGTTCTGAGTTATATTTTTTTGAGCTCGCATCTGCCCTAACTAATCAGGGTCACGAGGTACATATATATTCTCGTTTTACAGATACTCCATTAACGACTAAATGTAAAGACATAATCTTTGATACAAAGGAAGATTTGTTAACTCAAACTTTTGACAAGGTTATATTTTCTCATGGTTCTGTTTTATGGGATGATATAAAAAATGTTAAAACGCAGGAGTTTGTTAATGTTCTACATTCTGAAGTTTTAGATTTAGAGAAACCTGTTATAGATAATAAAATAAATAGATATATAGGTATAAGACCTTCTATTATTGAATCAGTTAATGTAAAATGTGATTTAATTTACAATCCATTTGACTTTAATAGATTTAACCCTCAAGCTTGTATAAAGAATAAAAATATTAAGAAAAAAATAGTTTTGTTTCCTGGTAGTATTGATTACTTAAGATATAAACCTTTGCAGTATCTATTAAATTTATCAATCAAACAAAACTTTAAAGTTTTGCATGTAGGTCGTATGGACTATAATATTACACACCCTAATTTTATCTCTAAAGAACCTGTATGGGGTATAGAAAGATACTACAAGCAGTGTGATATTGTTTCTGGTATATTTTTAGGTCGTACTTCTATCGAAGGTTTACTTGCAGGTAAGAAAGTATTACAGTTTGATGTCGATAAGAGTGGAGAAATTAAAAAAGTATATTGGCATACAGAGGATAATTTAAATAAATTTGATAAGAACAACGTTGCAGCCGAATTTTTAAATGAATAAATTTATAATAGTTCTATTATGTTACAATTACGAAAAATACATAAAAGAATGTATTGATTCTATAAACGATCAAACATATAAAAATTATGAAGTTATTATTATTGACGACGCGTCTACAGATAATACTGTCAACATAATAAAAAACAATATTACCGATAAATTTAATTTAATTATTAATAAAAATAATAAAGGCGCTTTATATAATCATATACAGGCTTTACGTTCTAATATTATAAACGATAATGATATTATTATCCATATTGACGGGGATGATAAATTAATTAACAATAATGCTTTTGCTATTATTAATAAAGGATATAAACAGCACCATAATCATTTAGCTTCCTATGGTAATTATATAACCAGATCTGGTGCTAATAGTATTTGTAAAGTATGGAAAAAAAATATTTCTGTCTCTCAGTATATCGCTCCTGTAGGGTGGATCTTTTCTCATTTACGAACTTTTAAATATAAATTATGGAAACATATACCTAACGAATTATTTTATGATAAAAATAAAAAACTTTTTTCTAGCGCCGGGGATGTTGCGATAATGAAACCTATTTTAGAGTTAGCTGGTCGAGATCGTACTATGTTTATTAACAATAAGCTGTATTTTTATAGAGATAATATATCTACTAACGAACACCATAAAAATTTAAATGATCAAATACGATGCGCACTAGAAATAAGAAATAAACCAACTTTAACACCTCATGATTAAATTTTATTTTCCTAGATGGTTTTTTCCAAATAATTTAGGTGATAGTATAGTTTCAACTTTTATACCTAAATTGCTACATTATCATTACAAGGAGGATGTAGAAGTAATTACATATGGTCAAGAGCTTATAAATTGTGTCAGAGAAATCCAAGGAGTTAGTAATGTAAGAGAACCTAAATCTAGTGAAATAAAAACTATATCTGAATGGATATCTTTAAGCGAAGATAAAGATATTTTTTGTGTATATCCAAACTGGCATAGCAAAACGTGGTCGATGTGGAGTTCTAATTTTCTAGATTTTTATAAACACCCAACAGCGAATATTATTACCCTTTCATATTTACTTCAATTAGGTCTTGAAGATTATATGTTTAATGATTATAATTTATTACCATACATACCAACTCACGATAAAAAACCTATACTTTCCACTAAGTTAAACATTGCTATAGTACCAGAAGATAAATTAGGAGGCAGACCAACTCCTCACCCTACATGCGATGGTATAGGATATAGGTTCAACGGCCCTAGAGGGTATGATTCGTGGGCTATATTAGTTAGTTTTTTAAAAAAACATCTAGATTGTACAATATACGAATTCTCCCCACATGGTAAAAAATTTGGGGATGTATGTATACCTCATATCAAATCATGGATTGATTTAGCTACTTATTGTAAGGGTTTTGATTTAGCGATTTTATCTGATGGTGGTTTACACCATGTTTTTAATTCTCAACAAGTTCCAGTGTATTTGTTAGGAGCTCAAAAGTTTAATAAACCATATTTTATGAAACTAAAAAATGGTATTTTTAGTGAGCATACTCATCGAAAGTGCTTGCAAAACTGCAAACAAAATATAATTAATTCATACAATTACTCGAACGGTCAATGTAGTATGGCATGTGAGATGGTTGAACCACTCGAAGTTGGCCAAGATATTCTCGAATTAATAAAAAATGATTAAAACAATTAAATTCAAAGAAGAAAAATTCCCTATATTTCAAGCAGAGGGTAATGCGGCTCAATTTGCAATTCCGTTTGCAAAAAAAGTATGTCAAGGTATTGGTTTTGATATTGGTTTTTGCAATCCAGAGTGGAAATTCCCAGGCGCTGTTGGTATAGATTTGTGTGTAGATGATGAATATGATGCATTTAATCTACCAGATTACACTGTGGATTATATTTTTAGTAGTCATTGCTTAGAGCATTTGAATAGCTGGGTAGACGCTTTAGATTATTGGGTCTCTCGTATCAAACCAGGTGGTGTTTTATTTCTGTATTTACCTCATAAGACACAAAAATATTGGCGCCCTTATTTTAACCGTAAACATATACATAGTTTAGATCCAGAGTTGATACGAGAATTTTTGGTAGAATTAAATATGAAAAATATTTTTATTAGTAGCTATGATTTAAACAATTCGTTTTATGTTATTGCTGAAAAATAATGAAAAGAGCATTTTTTAATTTACAAATCGGTCCCCCGCGGCCGATTTGGGATTTATGTTTAAAAACCCAACAAGAATACTGTAAAAGATATAATATTGACCACTATATCTCCCGAAAGCCGTTTATAGACTATAAATGGTGTCCCTCTCATGGTAAAATATATTTTGAAAAGCTACAGTGTTTATCTTTATTTGATAAAGGATACGATCAAGTACTTATGATTGATTGTGATGTCTTAATAACGCCAGCTGCTAAAAATATTTTTGATATATATACTGATTTAGATAAAATATATGCATATGATGAAAATCAAACCGTAGGTATTATGGGAGATACACTATACGGTGAAAAAGAAGATATAATGGATAGAGATCCGTATATTCGGCGCATAATAAAAAACTTAAAAGAGCCTTTTGAGTGGCGAAAAAATCATCGCGATAAATACCGGTTTTACAATACCGGTGTTTTTATGTTTGGAAGAAATACAGCTTCAATTTTTAAAAATAGTAATAAGTTTAATTCTCTTGTCAATACTAAGAATATATATGATTTTTGGGAACAAACTTATATAAGCTCTATTATACAAAAATATGATATACCGAATGAATCAATAGATTATTCTTTTAATAGGATGAACTTAGGTAAAAGAGATCAACTAAATGAACGGTATAAAGCTAATTTTATTCATTATGCTGGCCCGTGTTTGTATAATATAGAGGAACATTTAGAGTTTACCGAGCAAAGACGAGCTGATGCTATTTTTAAGGACTATAATAACCTATATGAATAATAATACAAAAAATAATTTATATAATGAATGGACACGCTACATTCATAGTAAATTATGGAACTTGTTGCCCGATTTGAACCATGTTTGCAATACAAGTATTGAAGGTAACATATATACTAGACATTTAATTAAAATACCAGACGAAAAACATAGAGCAAAGCAGATTAATTTTTTTAATTTGTTTGAAAAATATAAATTTAATAATATTTTAGAGATTGGTTTTAATAGCGGATTTTCAAGCGTTTTAATGTCTATGCTATCGCCCGAAGCAAAGATTACTTCTGTGGATATATGTGTTCATGATTATGTAGAGCGTTGTCTCAACGTTATACAAAAAGATTTTCAAAACATTGAGCTTTTAAAAGGAGATTCAACGGTTGTTTTGCCTGAATTAATTAAACAATCTAAAAAATACGATTTAATTCATCTAGACGGGTGTCATTTACCTCGCGTCGCAAAAAAAGATTTAGATAATTCACTTAAGCTGTTAACAGATAGTGGTATAATAATTTTTGATGATACTCAAGACCAGGATTTATCTATTTTATGTAAACAATATGTAGATAGTAATAAAATAAAAAAACTAAATTTTAAAAAAAGCGTAATTGATAAAAACTGGTCAGATCACGACTTCTTCACAAAATAATTTTTATTAACCATTCAATTGTAACAATAGGTTACAAGTTATTTAATAATATTTTAAAGGGAGTATATTTTGTTAAAAATGACTCTAGAATAACTAGATAAAACACTTGAAATATTATAGGCTTATACTATTATTAGTATATGATTGTAGAAGATATTAAATCTTACGATGGTAATCTGATTCATAACAGATTCGCTTATAAATACTTTGGTAAAAAAACTCTTCCAATAGGAAATATTATTGCTTTCCGTTCACCTATGTTCGTAGAAGCAGAAGGAATGATTGATAATGAAGACCTTATTAATAACGATTACATTTACTCTGACGATGCTATTAATTTTTGCTGGGAAATTCCTAATTTGTGTCCTCTCGGTGCTGTTGCTTTTCAAAGATTACTTAACACACAAATTGCGAACATTCTTTCAACCAATTATATCAAGAAACCTATTGAAGTAGATGGAGATGACTTGATTGTCCATGCAGAGCATAACCAACATAACATTATACAACAAAAAGGTAAGTGTAGTGTTAGTATTACGTATGCAAAGGATAATGTAGCTATTGGTCATACAGGCATTAACATTGAAGCTGGTAAGAAAGCTCCTGCGTTTGCTTTTAGTACTAAGCTTAGAGATGAAGAAGCTCATGACTTTATGAAAAATATTATCGATGTATTTTACTCCATGGCTGATGATATGTTTATTGCTACGACTAAAGTTATCGTATGACGATATTTGACTTCCTTAATAATATTACTCATGAAAAGAGTAAGAAAGAATTAGATATATCTGATCAAACATTATATAGTCCTTATATTATTAATCGCTTTTTATCTCAATACAATAAAGATGTTTGTTATATAATTAACCATACCGTTAATAAACATTGTGATGGTAATTTAGATAAAGAGTTTCATTATAAATTTCTTACTAACGTATTACCAAAGTTAAAGAAGAAGTTTATTAGATACATTAAAAAGAAAAAAGAAGAAAAAAAACCTAATTATGACAAGTGTGCTTCCCTTCATGAAATTTCTAAGAGAGAAGTAGATTTGTATTTCAATGAGTTTAACCTAAATACAAAGAAATATGAGTGAGTTTGAAAACGCTTTAGATAAATCCGGTATTGAGCTTACGGATTCCCAACGAGATGCATTTGATGTATCTGCAAAAAAGAGTCTTATTAACCTAGATACCTATAGTAACGATACATTTAGTCTTTATGGCTATAAATTAAATAAAGTACTAGATGATATACTACTAGTACAGTATGTTGATTTGTCAGAAGATGGTAAGTCAGTAGTTCGTAATGGAATTCATATCCCATTAGCTCAGGTTCAGAAAACATGGAGACTAGCGCGTGTTATTTTAGTTGGTCCTTTATGTAAATATGCACAAGCGGGAGATATTGTTTGTTTCCCTGACGATAAGGGCATTAAAGTAGATAACATTTCAATTAAAGGTATTGAAAATTCCGTTCGGGATTGTGTCTTCTTGAATGAAGAGAGAATATTTGGAGTATGTGAACCAGAAGAAGTAGATGAAAGTAAGTAGATCTTATTTACTAGGAGAGTTGAATAGTAAAGTATGTGAGATTAGGTTTTTGAGACGTTCCCCTAAGCCTAACTCACCTTCAACTAGGAGAATGATTTGCAGTAATAATCTAAATTTACTCAATAGTATAAATGGTAGAACTACTCTAAATTTTAAACCTAGTAGTTCGAGTCCTCGATATAATACAGCTAATGAAAATACAATTATTACATGGGATGTCTTTATGCAAAGCTGGAGGACTATTAACTGTGATAGTGTTGACTTAATTAACTCATGGACAGAAGATGATTTCTGGGGAGTGTTTAACGAGAGTTTCGCTCCGATGTCATCCGATAGTAAAATAGCATTTATGAACTCATGATACAACTTGAACTTATAGAAAACAATCTCAAACAAATTCTACTTAAAACTGTAGACGTACAATTGCGTGGTAAATCAGTTATAAAGGATAAACTTGTTTTTTATGAGTTCAAAGATTTTAACTTCAAACTTATTTTTAATAATTCCAAAAAGTTTGAATTTCCTTACCCTTTTAATATTGAGTCTTCCGACTCAGAAATCCGTATGTCCTATCATAACAAGTTTGTTCATCATGATGACCCTATCCATAAGTTTAAAATGGTGAATTGTATGAAAAACTTGAAAAATAAGTTTTATAATTCTACGCTAGTGATTATAATATAATCATGCTGATAGATTATTTCCCTACAGGTTATAAACCTACTGATAAACAGAAATCTGCTTTTGACTTAATAGATGATAAGTTAAAATCTTCGAAGAAATTTCTTATTATACAAGCACCAACGGGTACTGGTAAGAGTTTTATTAGTAAGACAGTAGCTAATTTAGCAAGAAAATCATCTCAGAAGTTCAATGACTTAGTAGATAGTGGGGATATATATAAGACTGATATACAAGGTAACTATATCAATAGTGATTTAGTATATAGAGAAGAAGCTCATGGTTGTTATTCTCTTACTATAACTAAGACCCTCCAAGATCAATATAAAACGCTTTTCGATGATACACAGGTACTAAAAGGTAAGGGTAATTATACTTGTGCGATAGATGAACAATTCGAAGTTGATACTGCCCCTTGTGTTTATCTTCAAGATCAAAAGAAAAAATGTCTAGATAACAAATGTTGTTATTACTATAACGCGATTGATAATACTCTTAAGAATAATTTTAGTTGTTTAAGCTATAGTAAATTTTTATCTCTTCAAGATCACCTCAAAAGACGCCAATACTTAGTACTTGACGAAGCTTCAGAACTCGAATCTGAGTTAGTAAAGGAATTTACTTTTGTATTACCTCACAAAGACCTTAAAAAGAAAGGTATCTTATTTAAGTATCATAGTAATCGCAATAAGTTATATGAAAGTCTATTTAACTGTTATAGTGACTTAGGAGAATATCTTCAAGACGTTAAGAAACATATTAATAAAAAGAAGAATGACTTTAATTTTAGAAGTAAGCTTGTATTTGAGTATAAAAAATACTACAGAATCTATCTAGGACTTAAGACTCTTATAAAGACATATAGAGAGAGTAGGTATATAGTTGAGAAAGATGGATTGGAAATAACATTTACTCCCTTGAAAGTTGATCTATTGAGTAAACATGTCTTTGATCATGCAGATAAAGTTATTCTAATGTCTGCTACTATTGTGGGTATTAAGAGCTTTGTTAAGAGCTTAGGTATAAGCAGTGATAATTATGACTACATTGATATTCCAAGTACATTCGATCCTAAGTTATCCCCTATATTGGTATTTAAAGATACGCCTCTCAATGCAAAGAATCTAGTTCGTACATTACCTAAGCTAGTTGATAGAGTAGAATGGTTATTAGATAATCATAAAAACGAAAAAGGTATAATTCATACTCAGACTAATAATATTACAGAGTATATTAAGAACTTCATTGACCCGAAATATACTAATAGGTTATTGTTTAGAGAGCCTGGGGTTAAAAATGAACATATACTCAAGCAGCATATGGAGTCTGATGATCCTACTGTATTAGTTAGTCCGTCTATGTGCTATGGGGTTGATCTAAAGGATGAATTAGGTAGATTCCAAGTGATAATGAAATTACCTTACATTCCCTGGAATGACAAGAGAGCTCAATGTATAAGAGAAACAGATGAAAAATGGTATACCCTACAAATGCTGTCTAGCTTAATACAAGCATGTGGTCGTACTACCCGTGGAGAAGGGGATCATAGTACTACTTATATTATGGATTCCAATTTCCTAAGAATAAGAGAGTTGTTTTATACTGAACTACCAGTATATTTTAGAAAACGATGCGAAAACGGTTGACCAATAGATAAATATTATTATTGAAGACACAATATTACGGTTTTGAAATTAAAGATATTATGAAGCAGTTTGTTTC